TCTTTGGTGGTGGACCGCCGCGTATTGCAACGAAGGCGGGATGGTCAGCGACTACAGACGCGGCAGGCGATCTCGGGAAAACATTCTCCGACCGCGCGGAGTACGAGGCGAAGCGCGAACAGGACGACAAGGAAGCCGCGTCACGCGAACGGAAGCGGGTTCGACTCCGCGATTTGGAACGGCGACGGGAGCAGATCGAGGAGTGGACGGGACAGACCGCAGAGGAGTTCCATGCCGGCGGAAAGAACAAGGGACGGAAGGCGTTCTCTGAAGCTGATGCCGCGATGCAGGTGAAATACCTGGAGGAACTCAAGAGCGTGAAGAAGCAACTGGAGAAGCTGACAGGTCAGCCCATCGTCGTGAATGTCAGCGGCGAGAAGCTTGCAGAGATCGTCGGCAAGCAGCCGTCGATGACCGGCGAGGATTCGCTCGATGATACCGCGGCTGTCGCGGCGTTCTAGGAGATGTGATGGGAAGCCCGGCCGTAAAGTCTGACCCGAACCTTGGAGCGAGCGCGGCGCAGCGCCCGAATACGGCAGCGCGCGGCTACGTCAAGAACCTTCTCCTCGACGAGACCGGGAACCCGGACTATCCCGACATGATCACCTTCCCGTTCCGACCGACTCCGGTAAACGTCGAGACCTCGGTGAACGACGACACGATGGACGTGATTGGGATGTCGCACGCATACGACGTCTACACGAACACGGCGAACGCTCAGGTGTCGTTCGAGATCTACCAGAACGCTTTGATGATGATCAAAGAGACGACCTCCGAAGGTTTCAAGGAGGGCGGGAAATCGCTTCTGAACCAGATGTCGGCCGACATCGAGAAGCAGCGGCGGTTCCTCCAGGCGCTTCTCTACCCCGGCATCACGCCGGCTGGTGTCGTCGGCGCGTACCAGCCGGCGTGCATCCTGTGCCTCCCGGGCATCGTCACGATCCGATGCAAGCTGAAGTCGCTTGGCGAGGTTCACGAGCGCTGCGACATCAACGGCAACATCGTTGAACTCCGCCTGAGCGTATCGTTCAAGGAGGCACCGATGGCGCGCGTCTCGATGGAGGACGTCCTGATGAACGGCATGTTCCGGACGTGGGGAGCGTGATGGACCAGAACAGCCGCTACAGGTTCTGCACGGTGCTCGGCGGGAACGGCGCGACATCGTATCTCGACGAACGCGAACCGTTCCGTTTTCGCGACGAACCCGACAACCGATTTCACACGGCGCGCGATGGCGACACCTGGTGGGGCCTGGCATGGAAGTTCTTCGCGGGCTTTCCGAACAAGGCTCTGCTGTGGTGGCTGCTGTGCGAGTTCCAGCCGGAGGCTGTCGTCGACCCGACGATCAGGATCGAGGCCGGGAGGATCGTTGCGATTCCGAGCGAGCGGCTCATCCGTACGCAGGTCTTCAGCAGGGACAATCGTCGGTTCAGTAGCTAGGAGAGACGATGCCGTTTGGAGGAGCACAGGTCATCATCCAGCTGGTCGACTTCGACGCGGGGGACGACTCCTTCTACGGCGACTATCTGCAGATGAACGAATTTCTTCAGACGCGCCTCCTGTCCTTCAAAGTGCACGACCGCGATAAGGGGAAGGACCGACTCGAGATGGCCTTCCGGAACGACGACTATGTGATGATCGAGTCGCCGGTCTTCGCGAAGGGCCAGAAGCTGCTCGTGACGTGGGGGTGGCCCGGCGAGATGGTCGTACCACGTCGGTTCATCATCCAGTCGGTAAAGGGTAGCGACCAGGTAATTGTTTCCGCTCACTGCCGACTGTCGCTGATGGATCGCGAGAAGAAATCACGCTGCGAGGAGGCTATCACGCACTCGGAGTTCGTGCGGAAAGTCGTCGAGGAGTACGGATACAGCGGGACGTTCCAGTGGGTCGAGGAAACGTCCGTCAGGTGCGACGTGACGCAGGCGAACGTGACCGACGCGCGCTTCATCAACAAGCTCGCGCGGAAGAACGGCTTTGTGTTCTACGAGGACGCGACAGGGATTCACTTTCACAAGAAGAACCTCCAGCAGGAGCCGGTTCGCTGGTTCATCTTCCGGCAGGACGAGGGGCGCGGCGACATCATCAGTGCGCCACGGTTCGACATCAACCTGAGTCGCGGCGTGGCGAAGGTGAAGGTGACGTACCGCGATCCGGTGACGAAGGAGTATGGGACTGTTGAAGCCGGTCCTGACGCGACCGAGATCGACAGTCTCGGCGAGGAATCCGAGATCGGCAACGCCGACGACGACAACCAGGGACTTCGCGCCGCGAGGATGACGCGCGTCGATACTCGCTACGGCGGGATCATGACGCAGGAGGAGGCGCAGGTCGAAGCCGATGCCCGCTATTTCGAGACGGCGTCAGGACGCTACAAGATGGAAACGGAGATCATCGGAGACGCCCGCATCGGCGCGAAGCTGATCGTCGGCTTCGCCGGAATCGCGGACTCGCTCGATGGCCTCTACTACATCAGCGAGGCGGAGCACCTGGTCGCAGGAGGAAAGTGGACCATCGCACTAAAGTGCCGGAAGGACGCACTCAACAAGGTGAAGTTCGCCAAGTCAGCGAGGCGTCCGGCGAAAGCGAAGATCAATCCCGGTGTCGATGTGATCACCATCGAGGAGCAGGTGATTCGCGCCAATCAGAGTTCGCTCCACAAGGAGATCACGGTGACGACCGACGCCAACGGCAACGTCGTTCCGGCGTACCAGTTCACCGACGGCGAGTTCACGAGCGGTGCGCTTCAGGAGATGACGGCAGACGAGGTCCTCGCGCTGAACGACAAGACCCTCGAGAGCCTTTACCAACTGTCAGGACAGTCGGCTGAACCCGACTCGGCGATGTGAGATGGCTGGCGACAACACAGGATTCGACGGCGACAGCTTCCACGGGAAGCGCCTCGATGGCCTCTACATGGGGCGCGTCGTGGATCGCGACGACCCGGACGGGAACGCGAGGATTCGCGTCGAGATCCCTGGCATCATCGACGGCCAATCGGCGTGGGCCACTCCGAAGGGCGGCGGGTCACCGTTCGCGGGCTTCGTCCGCGTTCCGCCGCTCGAGGCCGACGTGTACGTACAGTTTCTCAACGGCGACCAGGAGCGACCTGTTTACGAACCGGCAGACTGGGGTGTGCGCGAAGGAGTTCGCGAACTCTTCCCCGAGTTCGAGGATCCTGACGTCATCGTCGCCGGCTTCGGTCCGTTTCGCCTGGTCATCGACCTTCGTGAGAACGCGGAGACAGACCAGGTCCCGAGCCTCACGCTAAAGATGGTGGCGGCCCTCGGCAACGATACCGAGACGGACACGGCGTGGATTCGGATGAGCGAGAACTCGATCCAGGTGCGCGCCGATTCGGCGGTTCAGGTGACGTCAGGCGGACTGACAGACCTGGACAGCGACGGCGATATCCAGGTGCGGAGGAGGAAGGTGATGCCCGCTTCCCGGCCGATCAGCTAGGGAAGCCCAGGAGGCCGCCCAGTGGCCTGTCCTGGCGACGCGTCCGGAAGCACGGACGAAGGTAAGAAGACGGAAGCACGGCGCCTCCGAGGAGGCCAGGAGAAGGCATGGAGTTCCCGCCCGCAGGATTGTGCATCCAGCTACCGGACATCCCGTCACTGGACGAAATCTGCTTCCCCGGCGGCTTCTGCCTGAGCTACATCTGGGACGCCATCGACAAGATTCCGCACCTCGCAGATATCTCGCTGGACTTCTTTTCGCAGATTGGCCCCGCGATGGCTCCGCTGGCCCCGTTCTTCAGCGTGCTCGACACGGTCCTCGCGATCTACAAGTGTGTTCAGGCGATCCCGAAGGCCATCACGGAGCTAGATCCGGCTGAACTCCTGAACTGCATGCCCGCGCTCGCCAAGCTCATCGACAAGCTCCTGAAGCTGATCCCCCAGCTGTCAATCCCGAAGATGGTGATCGCGATCATCAAGAACCTGGCCGCGCTGATCCGCGCCATCGCCGCCGATCTTCTCTACCTCCAGAGCCAGCTCCAGCGCATCGCCGACATGATCGACAGGGCAGCGAGCTTGAACGACGTGAAGATGAACGGCTTCCTCGTCTGCGCGCAGGACACGGTCGAGGGTTCAGTGATGTCGACGGCCGAGGCGCTGAAAGGAATCGGTCGCATCATCCTTCTGGTGAACATCTTTATCGGGCTGTTTGGTGGAGAGGAGATCCCGTGCTTCGGTTCGCTCGTCTCCGACTACCTGGCAGAGGGCCTCGACGTTATCATCGACCTGCTGACGACGCTCGCAGACATCCTGCAGGAGCTCGCGGAAATGATACCGGATCCTGATTGGGCACTGACACTCGCAATGGGCGAACAGCAGTGCTAAAGTGAGGTGAAATGGCTCAGTCGCAAGAACAGTTCGGAAGAGGAATCGTGTGCCCGGTTCAGCGGGACGGAAAGGGCGACTTCGCAAACGACTCAGGAATGAACCTCCTGAAGTCGGACATCGGAGAGCTGCTCGGGATCATCGGTCCGTCGGCGCACGAGCCGGGAGAGCTTCCGTGGGATCCTGATCGCGGAAGCAGGATCGATTCGCTCCGACACCGGCACCTCCATACCGAGATGATGCGCGCGCTCGCCGAGCAGTACACGGCGACTCCGCTCAGGATCTACGAGAGGCGCGTCCGCGTCGGCCCCGTCAGGGTGTCTGCGAAGGACGAGCGGACGCTGCGCATCGAGGTCAGTTTCGCGCCGAAGTCGGCACAGATGGGCGAGCTCGAAACCGTGCCGCTCTATGTGGAGCAGTAAGATGACGACGACTATCCTGCCACCGAGCTACGACTACACCGATAAGGACTTCCTCTCGATCAGGGAACGCGTGTTCGACCTGATCAGATCCGTGTACCCGACCTGGTCTGACGAGGCTGTCGCTAACTTCGGGAATATCCTGGTCGAGTCGTTCTCCTGGATCCTCGACGTGCTGATGTTCTACCAGGACCAGCAGGCCCGAGAGGGTCGCATCGCCTTCGTCCAGCTCCGGCGAAACATGATCGGAATCTGCAAGCTGCTCGGGTACGAACTCGATCCGGCGGTCGCGGCGACGACGGACGTGACGCTGACGATCTCGAATCCAGCCGCGCTCTCCGGGATCGTGACGCCGTCGACTACACCGGTTGTCGTCCAGACCGAGGAAGTCACTGACCCGGTGAAGGGCGAGCTTCAGGGCACGATCAGCTTCAACCTCGGACTCGGCGAGATTTCGAAGACCTTCCCGTGGCAACACTCGATCACGCAGACGCCGTATATCATCGCGTCGAAGAACCGGCCCGATCAGGAGATCATCCTTCCGTTCGGTCCGTTCCTGTGGAACTCGGATGAAATCTCGACGCCGACGCAGGGCGTGTTTACGCGAGTCGACTCGTTCTTCAATAGCGGACCGACCGATCTCCACTACCGCGTCCAGGTCGACCAGAACGACCGCGCCACGATTATTTTCGGAGACGCTAAGAACGGCGCGCTCCCGGTCGGCTCGATTACGGCGAAGTACAAGACCGGCGGTGGGATCTACGGGAACCTCCCCGAGGCGGCGCTCGTCAAGGTGGTAGGGAAGTTCACCGACTCCTTCGGCCACACTGCGTACGTCACCGCGACGAACGCGAATGCGTCGACCGAAGGGACTCCGCGCGAGGAGGTCGAGGCGGCACGGGTCAACGCCCCGGCGTCGACGCGGGTACTGAACAGGACCGTGGCGCGCGAGGACTTTGAGGTCAACGCGAAGCGCGTGCCTGGCGTCGGCCGGTCCTTGATGCTGACGAGCAACGAGACGTCTATTATCGGAGAAAACCGGGGGAAGCTGTTCGTCGTTCCAACGACCGGCGGCGTGCCGTCTTCGCTCCTGCTTCAGCAGGTCGTGGATATGCTGACGCTGCCGCCTCCGGACGGATACCCGCACACGCTGACGTTCCAGCTCGAGGTGCTTCCGCCCGTGTACAAGGAAGTGGATATCGACGCGACGATCTGGCTGCGCGAGGGCTACGTCCCGAGCGCGGTGAAGGCGTCCATCGTGGCGGCGCTCGAGGACTACTTCGAGCCGATGCTAGCGAGCGGCGCGCCGAATCCCAACGTGGACTTCGGCTACTACTACAAGGACGACGAGGGGTCTCCGGCCGGCGAGATTCCGTGGTCGGATATTTTCAACGTGATCCGCGACGTGACTGGCGTCAGGAAGCTCGAACACACGATGAAGCTGAACGGCGTCGTCGACGACGTGAACATTGCGAACTGGGAGTTCCCGGCCCTCGGGGATCTTGTAGTCATCAACGGCGACACTGCGGCGGCGATTTAGGAGCAGACGGTGGCGAGAGTCATCAATAGATGGGACCCCGCGCGGAACGTCGAGATGATCGTCGCCGCGGCCGACGGACCACTCGTCATCGAATCCGGCGACGAACGGTGGAAGCTGTTCGCCAGAGAATGGATTCAGCCTGAGCTCTATGCCGGAGTGGATCTGATCGGATACCTCCGCGAGCTGACGGTGGAAGACGGAGCAGATCCGCTCCGTGGTCTCCGCGTCGCCGGTTCACAGTTCATGCCTGACGGGATGACGTTCTTCGGTGCGGACCCTGCCGACGGCGAACCGCAGCCGGAGGACCTCGCTGATCCGTACAGCGGATCGGCGTACCACTACATCACCGCAGGCCACCGGCTCGCGCTTCGCGGCTGGATCGGCGGATACTTGCCGGGCCATCTGAACGTCGAGTTTGAGGTCTGGTGGGGCGACGCCGAACAGCGAAACAACGCCGACACTCGCGGAGCGTGGAGCGGCGCTGTTCTCGGAGTGTTCAACGCCCCGCTGGCGAGCTGCGATCATCTGCTGTACGCGCTCCACGGGAAGCGCCTCGGCGACGCTGCCTGGGAGTATCGAGGCGGATACGTTGACCAGCCTGGCGGCGCATTCGTACCGGCGTCGACCGTTGTCTCTCCATGGGACGGAGTCGATTCGGGACGCGTTCGGATCCTCATCACGGGCGGTTCTCCTACGTGGACGGTCACGACACAATACTGGGACCCAGGGATTCCCGACTGGGTCGACCTCGCATCGTCTGTCGTTGACCTCAGGGTGTACGCCGTACCTGGCTTCGAGGATCTGTTCGGTCTCAACGGATATCTTTTCCACGGCGCGACGAAGGTGTTTCCTGGCGCGATGCCGTCGCCGGAACCGGAACAGGAGACGTACTTCAGGCGCGTCTCGATCTCGCAATTCGAGCCGTGGATTCTCGACGCTGACGAGACGAACCTTCGCGAGGGAGTCCTTCGCATGTCACAAGTGCTCGGGATTCCGCTACCATACTGGCTCGCGCCTGTCGGTTCGCTGACGCCGTCTATCGACATCTTCCATTCTCCGTCAGGAACCCCGTCAGCTCCCGAGAAGCTCCGTACGCTGGATGATGGAGGTGGGTGGGGAATCGAGCTCAACCAGGACACCATCCTCGTGATGTTCGGCATCGAAGACAGAAAGATGGTGACGGTAACGCCGGCGACGGGGAAATATCGCCCCGTGTGTCTCTCGGATATCGACGCCGTCGGAGCGACGCTGCCGTTCTCGTACGTCGGACGCTACAAGCTGAAGGACATGGCGACGTGGGGAGACGAGCGATGCCTCGTGTCATTCGGAAACGCCGGATGGAGTCTCGTTCCGCCGGGTGGATTTAACGGCGGAGTCGGCCTGACCTGGCGAACGACGAACGGCGGCGAACTTGCCCTGAAGTATTGGGACGGAGTCGCCGCAGGATGGTTCGAGATCGTCGCGCCGCTCCGTGTCGACGAGTACGACAACACGGTGGTCGACATCGCGATCTGCTGGACCGGCGACTTTGGAGCCATGGTTGGTCTTCCGGATCGTCAGCTGCGCATCGTCGTCGACGGCGTCACGAAGGGATCGGGCCTTGAGCCGTCGCTCGAAATCAGCAGCACGTTCTTCGCCTCAATCGGATCCGCAGACACGACGACCGGGAGAAAGAGCTTCGCCGGGATCTGGTTCGGAGGCGCCACGTTTTACGAGCCGACGACGAACACGGATCTACTCCACGCCTTCGACGCCGAAGGCGAAGGCGGATTCTCAAATGCGAACTTCGAGATCCCGGCGACGTCCGGCAGACCTGGCGAGGCGAAGGACTGGGAGTGGCAGTCGTTCCAGAGCCTCGGTGGCTTCGCTGAGTTCTCGGCATACCGCGCCGCACTCGCGCCGTTCCGAATCGACCGCGAGGAATTCGAAGGCGGGTGGCGACGCGCTCCGACGTGGGTCTACGCCGACGCGACAGCACGACTCGCGGCGACGGGCTTCACGGCCGACGACGTCGGACAGGCGGCGCTGCAGCTAGACGTCGACCGCAACTTCATCCTGACCGACTACTCGCCGATCACCTGGGTCGAATCGGCTGTCGGAGAGAACCAGGACTGGGCGGACGACCTGGCAGATGTCGCGGTCGCCGCGGCATTATTCAACGAGGGGATCCCAGCCTTCGAGGGCACGGTCGAGCACTTCAATATCTGGGGCGAGACGTGGGATATGATGGTGTGGAGCGGCTATCCGTGGCTCGCGGGGTACAACCTCACGCCACCGTGCAGCGACACGTTCGGACCGTTCGGCGGCGCCACGGGATTTGACGGCTGGTTCGACCACGTTTTCGGCACGAACCTCGACCCGCTCTGCGTCGAGTCCTTCGACGAGGCGTGGGGGAACGATCCGTTTTCTACCGCCGG